GGGAGGCAAATAGAAGAAAAAGATAATCCTTCCCAGTCTCTTATGGGAGGCTCTTCTGAGGGTACCAGAGAACCTATTGTCAGCTATGAAAGACAGTATGAAGAATTAGAAATTGTCAACCGTGCTGTAAATATGATTGTAGATGACGCTGCTGAAATTCCAGCCATTATACAAGGATCTGCAAAATTTACAGGAGTTACTAAAGGGTTTAAAAGAGCAAAAGTTGATACTCTTTTAAACTATGAGCCTAATTTATTTCAAGATATAAATACGTTTAAAAGGAACTTAATAACAGACTTTGTTTTGGACGGAAATATATTTATTTACTTTGATGGAGTACACTTATATCACCTACCGTCAAGTAAGATGACAATTCATTCTAGTAAGTCAACTTATGTAGAAAGATACGAATTTTCAGGAGCTATAGACTATAGCCCTAATGAAATAATACATATAAAAGAAAACTCTTTCTATTCAATTTATAGAGGAGTTCCTCGTTTAAGCCCCGCATTAAGAACAATGCAACTAATGGCTTCAATGAGAAAGTTTCAGGATAATTTCTTTAAAAATGGAGCAGTACCAGGACTAGTTTTAAAAAGCCCTAATACTTTATCCGAAAAGATTAAAGAAAGAATGATTCAATCTTGGGGCGTAAGATATAAGCCAGAAGCAGGAGGTAGACGTCCTTTGGTTCTGGATGGCGGAATAGAAATAGACCAAATTTCAAATGTAAACTTTAAGGATTTGGACTTTCAAAGTGCAATAGCAGAAAACGAAAAGATAATATTGAAGGCACTAGGCGTACCTCCAATCATGTTAGATTCTGGTAATAACGCAAACATTCGTCCTAACATGAGATTGTATTACTTGGAAACTATACTTCCAATAGTACGAAAAGTTAATTTTGCATTTGAAAGGTTTTTTGGATTTAAGATTAAGGAAGACCTTACAGACATTCCGGCTTTACAGCCCGAACTACGAGATCAATCCCAGTATTATACTTCATTAGTAAATGGCGGAATTATAACAGTAAATGAAGCCAGAGAACAGTTAGGATTTGAGCCGGTAACTGGACAAGATGATGTAAGAGTTCCAGCAAATATAGCGGGTAGTGCTGCAAATCCAGACGAAGGCGGCAGACCTGAAGAAGAAAATGAAGAGGAAGAAGAATAATGGCAGGGTCACCTAAACAAAAGAAAACTTTAGCTGTCACAATGGCAATGTATTTTGCTGAAAAGGGGTATTTAGCTTCCCCTAGAGACTTTTCAAGCGATCCTAAGCGACCTTTTGGAATAAAGATTTTTACAATTAAAAAGATTTTTGGTTCTTGGTCTGTTATGCTTGCTTATACGAAATCTTTTTGCCCTGAACTTATGAAAGGGTTAACTGATATAAAGCCTAAAGCGGTCGATCCGCTCGTAGAATTACAGGCAAAGACCGCACAAGCGGATTAAGAGGGGACGAATGGAGAAGATATTTAATCTCACCTCAACTTTTAAGTCCCATACTGATGAGGATGGAAGTGTTAAAATCCGAGGTATGGCAAGCACAAGTGAGTTTGATCGCGCGGGCGATTCAATTTCATCTGATGCGTGGACTAAAGGTGGGCTGAAAAATTTTGAAAAGAATCCCATAATTCTTTTTAATCATGACTATAATAGACCGATTGGAAGAGCTACAGCATTGAAAGCTACCTCTAACGGTTTAGAATTGGAGGCTAAAATAAGTAAAGCAGCCAAAGATGTAGTAGAGTTAGTTAAAGACGGTGTCCTTGGAGCCTTTTCTGTTGGTTTTCGAGTCAAGGATGCTGATTATGTAGAGGAAACCGACGGATTAAGAATAAAGGACGCTGAGTTGTTTGAGGTATCGGTAGTATCTGTACCTTGCAACCAAACAGCTACTTTTTCACTGGCGAAGTCTTTCGATTCTGAGATAGAATATGAAGATTTCAAAAAAACTTTCACTAATAGTGACGGGGCGCAAGTCCAAGAGGAGATACAAATGTCTGAAGAGACAAATCAACCCGTTGACTTGGAAGCTTTTGCTAAAAAAGTAGCTGAGGAAACTGCTGCTAAAATTGCTATGAAGCAAGCCGAGCAAAAAGCTGCTGAGGAAGCGGCAAAAATAGAAGCTGAGATTAAGGCTTCTCAAGAAGCTGAAGCGAAAGCTCAGCAAGAAGCAGAGGTTAAAACTGCTGTTGCATCTGCTGTAGAATCAGGTGCAGAGCGTTTGGTTAAGGACGTCGAAGCTAAGATAGCTGAGAAAGATGCTGAAATGGACGAAGTTCTAAAGCAGCATGAAGTCGACCTCAAAGAAAAAGCTGACGAAATTGAAAAGATGCGTGAATCAAAGCGTGTTTTTGAAGGTCGTGAGCGTGGTGATTTAACTAAGTGGGGCAAAGAGTTACTCGGTGCCGAAATTCTTGGTAAGATTACTCGTAAAGGTTGGAATACCAAGTTCGCCCAAGACGTTCTTCAAAAAGCAGGCGTAACATATGATGCTACTACTTCAGCCGGTATCGATGTAAGCGTTTCTGCAGCTTTTGAAGAAGAAGTACGACTTGAGCAGAAAGTTGCTCCATTATTCCGAGAAATCGCAGTAGCTTCTGGTGCCACCGTATTGCCGATCGCTCCAGATACTGAGAACGCCAACTGGAATGCAACTGGTCTTGAGACTACTGCTAACTTGTTGGAAGAAGCAGGTGCAAGCGATAATAACTATAACGTTAATCGCGTATTGCTCCAAGCTTTCAGACTGGTTTCTGGTACCTTTATCAGCAATGACACCGACGAGCAAGTTGTTATCAGCGTTTTGCCGATAATTACTTCTGCTATCGCACGTGCTCATGCAAAAGCTATCGACGCAGCCATCATGAATGGTAACGCAAGCTTTGTAGGTCTTGTAGGTGGAGCCGGTACTGACGGTGCTGGATCTTTTATGGCAGCAGATTCTGCTCTCGTAACTGACCCTGATGCTTCCGGTACTTCCGATGCAATTACAGGTGCTAACTTGCTTTCAATTCGTTCAGAAATGGGCAAGTATGGTGTTAATCCTGCCGATGTTGCTTACATCGTTGGTATTGACCAGTACTACAACTTGATTGCTGACGCAGCCTTCTCTGATGTATCAGAAGTTGGTTCTGACATGGCAATGAAGCGAATCGGTGCAGTTGGAAGCCTCTACGGGTCCCCCGTAATTGCAACTGATGCACTGGCTCAAGGTACTAAGGAAGCTGGCGCTTTCGCAGGTACCGCTGCTGTTGCAGTCAACGTTAATAACTATGTTATCCCCCGACTGAAGGGTGTTAGCATAGAGACTGACTACGAAGTAGCTGGTCAGCGTACGGCAGTTGTAGCCGCACAATCACTCGGATTTAACGAGCTGGTTGCTGGCGTAACAAACAACGAGCCTGCAGTACGAATCGAGTATCAGTAATAGATACTTACTGATTACTCTGGTAATCATGGAAACTGGGGGAGGTCTCCTCCCCCAAGTTTTTACTAATTGACTTATATGGCTAATTTAATAACATTACAAGAGTACAAAACGGCAGAGGCAATATCTCAGCCCAAAGACGATGCTCGTCTAAATGTGTTAATACCTTCAGTAAGCCAGTTAATAAAAACTTATTGTGGTAATAGTTTTGTAGATTACTATTCTAGTAATAAAACTGAACTTTTTACTATTAATTGGTCGACTCATATTGTTCAATTAACAGAAAGCCCAGTAAATACTATAGTAAGTGTCCAAGAGTCCCAATCTTACGGTGGGACACTTACTACTCTTACCACAGGGGCACAAGAATATGCACTGGATACAGGCACCGACTGTATTTATAGAACTACAAGTTCAGGCTATAAGAATTGGCCTGTAGGAGTAGAGACAGTGAAGGTAGTGTACACAGCAGGGTATAGTGCAATACCTGGAGATTTAAAACTAGCAGTATTAGACTTAATTACATACTACTTAAAAGACGAACATAAACTACGACAGTCTATTGCTGGAGCAAGTCTACAGAACCAAGGAAGCTCTGGTCAAACAAATAATGTGGGGTTCCCTGATCACATTAAGCGAGTCTTAGACTTGTATAAGAATTTTTAATGGCTGTAAAAAAACTTGCAGAGGAAATATTAAGGGACTTAAAAGCAGTTAATGAAGAAAAGTCCACGGGACCTATGTCTCGAGAGACTCTCAAAGCCCAGCAAGGGCAGGTTTTAGTTATAAGCGGCCCAAAGTTTAGAAATATATTAAAAGCTATTTTTAAGGATATTACAAAGGCACAGTTAGATAAGATTTGGAACGATTGGACCACATATTTATCTGGTCAAGGTGCAAAGCTTCCCGATGAAAGAAAAGAACAGTTACGGGATGTAATAAAAGGCTTAAAAATACCAAAAGGAAGTCGTGCTTATATGATCACGGCTTATGCTACTATAAGAAGAGAAAAGAGTGGAAAAGGAAAATTAGGGCAGTATATTAAAACGCATTATGCTAATAATAGAGAGTCAAAAAAATTAAGAAAGAAACTAGATTTAGTAGGAGGCCAAGGGTCCGAAGAAGGAGCACAGTTAGGCCATGAGGAAGCTGGGGCAGGAATTGCAACCTCTGCTGTGGCAGCAGCCTCCGCTGAAGCAAGGCTTAGAGATTTAGGTTTTAATAAAAATAGTAGAATAATAAAACATATTCATCAATATTATGATGATATGAAGATACAAATAGACCATAAGCAAATAGTTACTGCTAGTGGGGGGATAAAAAAAGAATACGTCCCTATTCTTTTTTGGCAGGCCTCCAAAGCTAATCAGGGCAAGCAACTAGAGATGGAAAGAGAGTTTGCTGATTTACTTAAAGAGAGGTTAAGTTCAGAAATAGCAACAATGGAAGGGTCAACACCTCTTAAAGACGCAGTAGAGATGGTATTATTCGATGCCGCAGCTCCAAAGAAAAAAAGTAAAAAAGTAAGAATAATAGGAAAGAGGAAAAAAAGAGTTTCGGACCGCAATAAGGCTACCG